TTGGAGTAGTATTCTAGCTTGTGTCTCTCCAACATGTGAGATTCTATTACGAAATTTGTACCTTTAAATCTGGTTTTACGAGGAACCAATTGCTCTATAAAGGCGCTTATCGATGTATCGAACCACTTATAAAACTCAAAGAAACTTCTAAAGTTTAGTTTTTCAGACAACCTATTGAAATATACGTTTCTTAGTTTTTCTAAGTCTGGATAATCAGGCGAGAAAGCCAACGTCGGGTCTCCAATCGCGTTGGCCAATTCATCAAGCGTCGCAAACATATTAACGATGTCTTTGTTTAAAGAATCGATCAAAGAAAACTCGATGGATAATCGGGCATCGTCGAGAGGAATTTCGTCAGCGGGATATTCAGTAACTGGACCCGACACCGCCCATGGAGCATCGGCAAGATATTGATCATCCATGAAACCTCTTATCCTTATCTTTTCGCTAGCGACATATTCGTCGTAATACGGCGATAGATAACTTCGATCAAAAATTTCTCCTAGTGAAGCCGTTGCTAGAGGCGTATACCCTGAACCCGATATGTGAATATTGTTTTCGCTAAAATCTAAGAACAATATTTCTCCTGAAGAATTGGCGGTTTTTTGTGGTTGTTTTTCTATTGCGCTCATTCTTAATCGAGCAAAAGATCCCGATTTATTAGTGACATAATTGAAGTTGGTCAATGGCGTTTCGACGCCTTGAGACTTATAGTTTCTGACGTGATCTCTCCACTCTTTTTCTGTCAAAGCCTTCGACCAAAATCTCGTGTAACCGACCTTACCATCAAAATCAACCGTTCTAGCGACGGCGGGTGCATCCATGGTATTATTCAAAAAGTAATACCCCATTACACCTTCAGGTATATTTTGATCGTCTCCGATCGCCAACCATGAACCCGACGCGTTGTATGCGCTATTAGATAGTCTCAGATAATTTATGTTAAATCCGCCAGAGACTGTTTCGGCTAAAAACGATGAAGTAACGTAATATTCGTCAATGTCGCCTGAATTTTGAGACGCAGCTCTCAAGAAATAAGACGAAGAAACAACACTGTCAATTTCATCAGCGCGTTGGCAACCGAATGAAACATTCCACTTTTCGCCATTAAATATATCGACATCTGGCAGGCTTAATTCTAAAAGCTCTGCCGAAGAATTTCCTACACGACCATAGAGATGCAATCCACCAGACGCAATTAGATTAAACAACAAACCTGGTTGTGTTGTAGCAGAAGATCCCGTCGTATGCATTCGAGCAAGAGATTGGACATCGAATGCGGTGTCTTTTGAAAACTTATAAATTGCCTCATACGTCCATGATCCCGATGTGAACAAACCGTCGGAAGGGTTATTGGAAATTCCACCAACGAACGTACCGGTTATTTCTGGCGCGCCAGGTTCTACACGCGACCCTGACAAATATCCCGAACGCAACATTACAGAACCAGAAACTTTTGCAAGGGCTGCTGATTCTGTCTTTAATTCGCGAGTTGAATCAAACTGTTTTAATGATGGACCGCCGAATTCCCTTATACGCATGCTATTGTCTGGATCGATGCCGATCGATCGCAAGAAAGACTTGATGCTATGTTGCGTACCCTTGGAACGAATGATGTCAGACATGTTAACCAACACGCGACGGAGCAAGTAAGCCTGCACTTCCTTTAGCGAATAGTTGCTAACGCTTATTTCTGATATGTCTTCAGCGTCTGCGTATTGAGATAACTTTGCACTGTTGAAAAGTGGCGGCAAATAAAAACCATAGTCTTTGACGAAGTCAGTCAAAAAATTACTCGGCGTAGTTTCGTTCAGTGAATAATCGACGCTTCTTAACGTCTTAAATGCGTCGGCAAACATTTTAATCTCGTCAAAAAATTTCGACCAGACATACAAGAACGACAGCATTATTTGTGCAGAGCCTAATTTGCCTTGACCAGGTATTCCTTGCCCGCCGTATGTATCGCCTATCGATCCTTCGACTGAAGTATTAGCGTAACCTTCCGACACAGCTCCTTCTCGCAGATAGTGTCGCGGTATTAGCTTGGTTATTAAATTGGGGTTATTTTGATCGTAAATACTCGCCGAGATCAGAAGTTCGTTATTCAGGCTCAAAACATCTGGATTTAGCGGAAATAGAATTTTCTTAAAGGTGTCTATTTCGTTGATCATAAGACTCTTCGGATCATCATCAGTCGATTGACGCAACGAAGAAGAACCATAAGAATTATAGTTAGCTATGAGTCCGTGTAACGAATTACCAGAGCTATCCAGTACGATAGAATTAACGGCATCCGTTAATTCGTTTGAGTACGACGAAGACGGTTCGTTGAAACGACAATATAGCTTTAAGTCCTGCGTAGAATAAAGACCTTTCGACTCGTATACTTGTTGTTGTTTCGTGCTACGAGTAGAGTGGAATATTCTTAATTCGTCTAAACTGCCGCTAAAAGTTTGCTGCGGCGCTATCAAGGTTCCTGTTACATAAAAAGACGAACCAGAACCAATATACAAATTAGTTTTTTCAGCCAGCGCTCCAATTTGTTTTTTGTCTTCACTCGTTGCGAAAAGTTCGGAGTCGACGAAGAATTGCAAATAATCAGGACCTGATTCTCTATTCAACGTCATACACACGTGATTAAATTCGCCCTTCGTTAAAATGGCTTCAACGTGATTATTGACGCTACCAGAAACTATACTGAATACGCCTTTAACAGTGCTCGCAGTAGAAGGCTCAAGATGAAAAGTAAATCCTTCTTGTTTGTCGTCCGATTGTTTCTGTAGCACTATTTGTCTGCTGTTGGATATATCGGGAATGTATGCATGTAATTCGATTGTAAAAGACTTGTTTTTTGGTGGATTTATTATAGAATCGCCTGACTTGTTTTTCGCTAACGCAGGGAATAGCCATCCAGCTATGTCTTTTATCGTAACGTAAACTCCCTTCGTGGGATCGGTTTCTGACGTTTGTGTACCCGAAAAATGTAATTGGCCACCGAACGTTGGAAACTGATCGAAAATCCATTTTTCATAACCGCTTAGTTTTTCAATAAAAGCTTCGACTTCTTTTTTGGAACCGTCGAACGGAAATCCATTGATGATTTGATCAAAAGCGACGTTGGTTTTTACTTCGGCGGAAGAGAAAAACGTATGATTTTCAAACAACGACCAGTCAACGTTCAACTGTTGAGTGGATTTTAGTCCGTAGTTTAATGGTTCGTACTTAAAAGAAGAAGTGCTGGATATATTAGAGTTTTCGCCAACTAAATCAAGAAAAGTTAATTGCGCGGGCCTTGTGTCTGTTAAAGCCGCCTTCAAAAAAGAAGGAATATATGGAAGTGTGTTTTTTATCGCCATAACGCATTAAACTTTGATTATTCTAAATGGTGAAGACGCATTCAAGTATTTTTGTTCAAGATTATCTACAACTATCATTACGTCGACGACGTATTGATTTAAAACCGTCAACGCAGAAGTATTGAAATTGAAATACATACCTTTAGAATCGCTACTCGCTCTAGTCGAATTATACAACGTATCGAACGGTACAACGTATTCATTCGTAGCTACGTTTCTTATGGCATAATGAACGTTACGCAAAGATACGCCAGGTAGTTCGACAGGTAATCTTTTCGCCTTTATTATGGGATCGTTATCGTCGAAGATATAAATTCGCATCGTAACTTCTTCTTCTTCGGAATAGTCGGTAGTAATACCCGTTACGTTTACAGTGTATCTCCTTGGGTTTAAACGATAAGATGTTCTTTCGGGCGAACGAGCTGTAATCGCTGAACCCGTTATAAATGTGACCGTTTGATCCAAAGAAGTCCAGATTGGCGTAAAAATCACTGAACCTGATAAGTCAAAACTTGTTTTGATATTGGAGTTACTTAAGGGTAAAGTAACTGACGCAGAATAAATTCCTACGTTGTTTAAATGTTGCGAACCTGTAAAGTATAAAGAATATTTTCCTACGCCAGTAACTTCTGATTGTAGTTCCAACAACAAACAGTTTTGTCCTGTTAAGGTTGTTGCTCCCGATAACAGATTAGATAACTGGCCATGTATATAGTTGTATAGGAACAGGTTAGAAGACGTTGGTGAATCGAGGTATAAGTTAGACGTATCGTCTTGGATCGAATCGTCAAATTTTACGATAATCTTCGGATGTTTGGTTTCATCGTAAGCTTGACGACTCGCGAGGCGTTTCACGAAATAAGTTTTTAAGTCATTTTCTTGTGTTGAAGAAAACGACAACCTAAATCCTTGATCGGGGAGATCTCCTTTAATGGTCGCTGAAACTAGTCGCGTTACGTCTACCAATAAATCTTCGGTTCCCTTTGCAAATGTTTGCGAAACTTTGGTATTGGCTATTGTAACCGAACTGGTTATATAATCTCCTGATCCCGTCGAAAAACACGCCAAGGAGCAACCTTCAGCGCCCCACAACGCATCGCTTGAAGCAGACAAAAAATTACATTTATCTTCATCGGAATAATAGGCTACGTCTTTTCCATAGCCTTCTGTAAACGAAGCAGACAACGGAAAAACATCAATCGTAAAGTTGTTAGGAGTAGGTTGTCCTCCGTATACGTCTTTTAACGACAAAAAACATTTAAAACTTGCGTGCGATATATCAATACGACCCTCATCGACTAAGTCTCTAAGTGGATTTAAATCGAAATGTATTAATGCTCGAGAAAGTTCGGTCTGCGGAATTCTATCGCTTCCCGACGAAACGACAGTAATACCATAAAGTTTGAATAAATCTAAAGTGCCAGCGATACCGACGTTGCCACTTACTACTCGCTTACCACCAATATACTTGTTGGTGATATAGGTATCCTTATCTGCCTTCAATATTCTAAACATTATGTAGCCACCTTAGCAATGATATCTACTTCAGGATATCTTATTTCAAAAATTCCGCCGAGCGGTGGGAATATCATTTGACGTCGTGTATAATTTTTGACGTCGTGGGTCTCAATACTATATTGTCTATTGTTAACAACACCCGAAATGTTGACGAATTGAACGTTGTCTACTGCAATGACACCATCTACTGCGTAGATAGCGTTAACAATTTCTGATATTACTATTGGTTGGTTTATATGAAATCTCGTAACGTCAAACTTAGCTTGTAATGAAGCTAAAATTACCGACAACAAGCTATTTCTATTCAACGAAGGATCCAACACAACAGAGAACTTAAGTTGTAGATTTATAACCTTCGCATCTAGGATGTCAATAGAATCTGACACCATTCGATACGCGTTTAGGTATCTCTTCAAGTTTAGTTTTAGAGTGTCGGGCGAAGTAATAAGTTTTGAATTTCTATCACGCGATATTATGAAAAGCTGCGTTGCCAGTGGATTGTTGCTGTTGGGTACGATTGCTGCTCGGAACACTCGCCCTAGATTAGAAGGCATCGTATAGATTCTAGCAAGCAAGTCTTCTTTTGTCACTATTCTTTCTTGCGAATTTTTGATATTCGGTATTAATGCGACTAATTCTTCTGTCGTTAATGCATCTTCGCCACCTGAAGCAGGTTCTAAGTTGGATACCTCTATCGTGTTTCTAATTGCTGTCGACAAATTTATCGATGGGTTTAGTGGAAACTCAATCGTCAAGTTATAAACGCTATTAATGGCGTTTGCAGGAACGTTGTGGTCTAATCCACCACCATGTCGATAGTTGATAGTGAGTGTAGTGTTCGATGCAGCAACGCCTAGTGTGTTAGTTGTTAGTAACTTTTCAGGATTAACAGGAACCCTCGACATCGTTTTGCTATAGGGCGTCGCGATCGCAAATTCCGAAGGGTCTGGAATTATATCATCTTCGAGCGTATCGGCGGTTCCTCCTCCAAACGTCAACGTAGTTTTTCTTTCTAAGAGCGTAGCCGACTTTGTAAATCTGTATGGCGCAGGAATGACCTTCAAAGTATCTTTTACAATGTCGTTGTCGCTCGTAGTGTTTAGAACGTTTTTATAGACGACATCGTGAGTGAGAGCACCGACCTCGTAATATGTGTTGCCCTCAGAATCGTAAACGTTGATTATTTCGGTGACATTAGAATATCGTAGAGTTAGATTTCTAAAAGGTACAAAACTGCCTATCGAAAAAGTATCTGTCGCTAACTCTCCTGATACGCACAAACCGCTCAACGATAAAACGTAAGAAGTTATTTCTCCATTAACGTTTGTGTTTCCAATCTTCTTTTCTACTAGAGGGTTGAGAATATAGTTTCCGCTACCATCATCTAGCAAAAATTCAATATCGTTGATTAGGTTATAAAGTATGGAATTAGTAGAAGTAAAAATAGTGCCAGATTTAATGACAGGCAGTAAGTTTATGTCTGGACCATCATCATCTAGTTGTTCTACTGGCACTTCTATAAACACGGTTACGTTTACCGTCGCAGGAGAGGCGCCGTTAATTGGTATACCCGCGTTAATGAGAGCACGTTGAATCGATACGGGTTCTACTGCGGTATCGTAATTAAGTTCGTTATAGAGGTGATCCATGTAAAACGACATGTTATCACCCACGTAAGCAGCCATGTCCAAAAACAATCCGCCGACGGAAGACTCGGAAAAATCCTGAATTTGATTCGGATAGTATTGTCTTGCGTAATCTAGCAAAGTAGCTCGCAATGAATCGAAATCTCGAGACAAGTATCTTCTCTGTCTAACTTGTTGTATTTGTGTTTTTCTATTGGTTGCCATTGTCTCTTCAAATTACATATAGAACTATTTGAATTTTTCTTTGCTCTAAGTTTAAGCTGGGAATGTTATAACTAATAGTAATCCTAATTAATGCAGTATTTAATTTTTGCGAGCGATCGACTTCGGAAACATAATCAAGCGGTTCGATAAATGGCATCCATCTTGATATTGCGCTAGAAATACGAATCAAAGCTTCGCTATCAAAAGAATCTTGAGAACTAAAGTTAACAGTCAACGGTTTTAAGTTAGCGCCATAATCATACAAACCAACTCGTTCGCCGAAGTTAGTCTGTAATAAGTTTCTTAAATTATCAGCCAATTGATCTTCGAGTGAATAATGCATCGCGAAGGGACCATCAATGTCGCCCAATTGCAAAGGAGTTTTAATTCCGATGGGTAAAGATTTTGCGACGACCGTTTCTTCCTGTAAGGATTGAACAGTCCTTCCGACGCTTTTAAAACTCAGAGTAGCCATTTGCGCATAAATATTGCTTTGATAAAGTTATAGACCAAATTTACTACTATTCATTTTTACGTCTTTCCGCGACCAAACTTTGCATTTTTTTGAACTCATCTGTATTCGCACCATTCCACCCATCAAGAGGTCGAGGCAAAGCGTTGGCAGTATGAGTCCACTCGCCTCTTTCATTTACGTATTTTTTTATACCCAACACAGCAACTTGATCCCAATCGATGCTTGACATTCCACAAGCCGCCATATACCTGGGGATATGTTCGTTGTTTTGAAATAACGTGCTCGAGCGCGAGGCGATCGAATATGAAACAATATGCTTTTGATCGGCATCGTTAGATGACGGTATGTTTATTAGATATTCCCCCGATTGGGGCAGCCCCATATGAAAAGCATAAATATCATAAGGCGTTTGTAGATAATAATAAGGTGGCTTATATTCCTTATAATTTCCTCGCCTCTCTGTCGCCGAACCTCCAATACTGGCAGGAATTAGAATGTCTACTTTTTTGGCTGGATTGGGATTAACTGACCCGAGCAAATATTTATTTAACGAACCGCCTAAAGATTTTAACACGTGTGGATCAGGACCGCCATAAGGACCATTCGGTCCCATTTTACCGCCGCCAGGTTCATAGACTAAGTTTTTGTCTGTAGATTTTTTTGGATTCGGTAGGTTGCTACCGATAACTGCGCAATTTCTTGCTAAAAACTCGATATAATATTCGAGTTGTTGCATTACATCCATGCCTTTTACAAGGGGATCATCTGAATCTGGGTCCCACACAGCAGCCTTGTTAAAAAGATCCTCATTTATCGAGCTTACATATGAATTTTTTGTACCTGAAGAACATTGCCATATCATAGAATCAGACTTAGTACCACCGGGTTCAGTAGCAGATATATACTTGCCATCTTTTACTGTGTTGGCAGCACCGGGATCCAATCCGGATTCATGATTTAATACGAACATGAACATTAGACCTTTGTGGTTGTCGTCAGCGTTGTTGTTCACAGGACCACTTGAAACGAACATACTACCTATTTCTCTAAGCTTTAAATAGAATTCATTTTTGAATCCGCGGCCCTTGTCCCTATACGCTTTAGGAGTTCGTAAATACCTTTTTATTGGAACGTTATTTCTTTCGGATTCGTTCGGGTCAGCAATTACGATCTGGGCTGCAGTTGACTCAGCGGCAGCAATTTCGGCCTTTTCCTCAATATCTAGTTTTTCTGGCTTTGGGTCGGAAAATCCCTTGTTAAATTCTAGAACTGCATCCGGCGTTATATTACCCATTAGTCCGACGAAGCCTTCTGCATGTGAACCGAATAGAACTCCTATTGTCGTTAGGTAAAGAGGCTTAATTAGCCATCTTTTTAGCGCTTCGAAATTGACGATATTAGTAACCGCATTATCAGCAGCTGCAGTAGGATCAGGTAGTCTTTTATCTAAAACTAACTTTGCTGCGCTAAAAATGGGTATTAATCCTGGTCCTGGCATTTGTTGTCCAATTGGGGGTTTCGGCGGCGCAGGATTAACTCCCGTAGAAATTGGAAATAGATAAAGCGCGGGGGTGGCGAGAACCAACTTAATCAAGTCATCCAACGCTTCTACGACAGCCGTAAACAACAACTCTTGTTTGCTCTTTATAGACAATTCAGATTGTTCACCTTCGCCATAATTCAGACCCGGAAATTCATCGCTAGGAATAAGCGGTATAAAATCTTTAGGATTACGCTTGTCATACTTTCCAGCCGAAGTTATTGTTGCTAATCCTGCAATAAACTCCGTGGTTCTTGTTCCTTCTACGGGT